CAAGGAGATAGTATGAGTGATAACATAAAAGATTTTAACAAAGCGTTAAAAGAAAAACTAGAAGATTCTTTTGGTAAAGAGTTTGTCAATGACAAAATAATTATCATGGGGTTAGATGATGATGATGAAGGAGATGCTGATGAACAACGATAAATATAAAACCATAAAGAAAAAGACTCAACACTTACGATTTATGATGTCTTATTTAGACAATGAAATCGGAGATTGTTCAGAAGATATGAAAGAATCTATTGATATGGTATGGGATGCAATAGATGAATTGGAGGAAGCATATGAAACTTAAACAAGCATTAAAAATACAAGAAGTATTAGACGGAACAAAAAAAGCTACACCTATTGACATGGAAGAGAAATGGGTGTATTATAGCAATAATCGTGGGATTGATATGGATATTATGGAACTAGATATAATCCATGCGATTAGAATTATAAGAAAATATTATGGAGAAAGGATTGATGAGCAACCAACACAATGAAAAAGAATTTGAAAAAATAATACAAGAAGTAGAAACTCTTGATGAAAAGGGAGAACTTGAACAAGAAATATTTACAATCTGTAATGTCTATGGACTACATGCAGATGATGATAGAGATGATATACTATTCTTTATTGCAGAAAACATATTTGAAAATGGGAGGATAACAATATGAAAGGAATATTAATAAATCCATTTGATGAAACAATCAAAGAGGTAAACATACTAGGAAACATAGAAGACATATATCTATTGACAGAGTGTAGCACATTTGATATTGTAGCACTATCAGATAAAGATGATTTATATGTTGATGATGAAGGGTTACTAAAAGATAACAGATACTTTACAATCTATGGTAAACCTTTAGCAGGTAAAGCTCTTATCATGGCACATGATGATGAAGGTAATAGTGTATCTACAACTTTATCTTTACAAGAGATAGAAGATGTGGTAGAATGGTTGCCTGAAGGACATAGAGAAACACCTTATATGGAATTTAAAGTATTAGAATGAACACAAAAGAATTAAAAAAATTAAGAAAAAAAATAAAACCTATACAGGTTGAATGGTTGAGGGAACTATTACCTGAAGACCAAGCCAATACTATTACTGTTGATAATGTTGAGGGATTATTACCTGAACAAACTCATATGTTTGGTGGAGGGCAGTTGCATTTGTCATACATGACAGATAAATGGATAATGAAACAACTAAAAAAATATCCAGATATTAAAACTTATAAAGAACTAAAGGAGAAAACAGGTGGATGAATATATAATAAAAGTTATGATTGAGGGAAAGAATAATATATTAAAAACATATTGTAATAATATAGTATCTGCTATTGATACTATGGTTAATATAGATAGTGTTGAAGATATACTACATATTACTAGAACAAAAGATTGTAAAGAATGGAGTCTTTCAAATGTTAATATAAAAGAATTAAGAGATTTAAGAAATCAAATAGATGAAAATATTTTGTATGAAGGACTTAATAATATAGAGGAAATAATATAATGAATAAATTAAAAAATATATTTTGTATAAAAGATTTTAATTATTTTGTAATAATTTTAGCTTTACTATTGACAATAATATCACAAAGGTTTACAATAAATGAATTGTATGATGATTCAATAAGTAGATTTGTTAATTGTTTTAAAGTTAACTCTTCTCTTCTGGAAGAAAATCATGTAGAATTTTGCGAAAAAACTTTTGCGAAGTTAGGAATGTTTAAGAAATAAAATGGCATTAAAAATTAAAGTAATACAAAGTATAGACCATGTTAAAAAGTCTACATCACAAGGCACAGGAGGTCGTTCTAGAAGTGTTAAAATATCAACGGCTCATATGAATAAAAATAAACGCAGAAGTTATAAAGCTTATAGAGGACAAGGAAGATGAATGGATTGTGGTTTATTATTTTCTTTATGTTGTTTTGTAGTTATGGAGCAGGTTTAATTATTTATGATAAAGATAAAAGGAAAAAAGATGAAAGCAATTTTAACTAAAGAAGAATACAAAGAATTTACAGAAGGTGTGGACTTTTTAAAAATAAAACATGATATAGATATACCACATACTGTTGAAACAAAAGGAGATAAATTTTTAATAACATTATTAGAAGATATAGATGAAGATTATTTAGATAATCTTTTAGAAAACACTTGACAACAAAAGAAAAAACTGATACACTTTGTGGGTGGTGGACAAATGAGTAACCGAACTAGCCCTCTATCTCCATGTATTAGTAGGTTTGGTTCTAACCACGACTCTGGGAGTAGTCGGCTCACAACTCTCTTTTTATTAACTTAATATCATAAGGAGGAAAATATGATAGTAAATGGAACTGCGTATTGGGCAAGTATTAAGACACCTAATACGACTTTTGAACCTATGTATACAGTCAACTTAGTTGTTGACCAAGCGACAGCAGATGACTTTGCAGGTCGTGGACATACAGTAAAGCAAATGGAGGAAGGTCCTGCTTTGGTTATCAAGCGTAAGGTAAATGGTCCTAACGGAATGGTTAGGAACGCACCTAGATTGATTGACCAGAACAAGCAAGACATCAACCTTGCTGTAGGTAATGGCTCTCAAGTTAGAGTTCAATGTAGCGAATATGATTGGGATTGGAAAGGAAAGACTGGTAAAAGTCTTGACCTTCAAGCTGTCCAAGTCATTGAGCTTATTGAATACAAAGCTGAAGACGGGTCAGAATTTTTTGATGATAACGAGGAGTTTTAATAATGATTATTACCATCAAGAATGATAGTGGCGAAACAGTTTATGATGTTTCAAAGATAGAGAATAGTGATTCCAGAATGAATGCTAATGTTAGCATAAACAAAATGGGAACACTAAACACTTTAGTTGAAGCACTAAACTTTGCTACTCAAGGGCATCAAGGTCAGTTAGAAACATTACTAGCTGATTGCCCTGAAGCTGTGGTGGAAACACCAACAGAAGAAGAAGAGGAAACTTCAACCGAAGAAGACTCTTAATTGTAACAAGGTGTGCATAAAATGTGGATAGCACTTAAAGTATAAATCCAGTTTGGCACAGTAGTCCATACATAGTATCGGCTTAGATGTCATATGAACAACGCCTTAATTTTATAGGAGATAGAATTGAATACACAATTTGTTAAACATAAATTACCATGCCCTAAGTGTGGTAGTAGTGATGCTGTTTCACTTAATAATAATGGCTCTGCAAAATGTTTTAGCTGTAATACATTTTTTCCAGACTATGACAATGCAGATAACAATACAGTAGTAGAAATGAAACAACCTGAAACTTCTTTCCTTAATTCTTATACAGGAATCTATGCAAGTTTAACTGATAGAAATATATCAGAAGCTACAGCTAGAAAGTATGGTGTTAAGGTAATCAAAGACCAGAATGGTCAAGTTAAACAACACATCTATCCATTTCACAATGGTAGTGAGATAGTTGCAACTAAGACTAGATATGTAGACAATAAAAACTTTGCATGTAATGGAACATTTCAAGGCACAGGATTGTTTGGAGAACAACTGTATCGTAATAAAGGTGGTAAGTATTTAACTATAACTGAAGGCGAGTGTGATGCTATGGCAGTCTATGAACTTATGCAAGGTAAGTCTAGTGTCGTATCAATCAAACGAGGTGCATCATCTGCTGTTAAAGATATACGAGAGAGCATTGAGTTTGTAGAAAGCTTTGATAATGTCGTCTTGTGTTTTGATAATGACAAAGCAGGTATAGAAGCTGCAAGGCAAGTAGCAAGAATACTTAAACCAAGTAAAGCTAAGATAATAAACTTACCGAATGGATACAAAGATGCTAATGAAATGTTAGCTAAGAAAAAGTTCCAAGAGTTTTCAACAGCATGGTGGGAAGCTAAGACTTACACACCTTCTGGAATCATGGAATTATCTAGTAAGAAAAATGATTGGCTTAACCGAGAGGTAAAAGAAAGTATTGCATATCCTTGGGAAGGACTAAATAAAAAGTTATATGGTATGCGTAAAGGAGAACTTGTTACTCTTACAGGTGGCACAGGACTTGGTAAGTCTAGTGTAACTAGAGAACTAGAACATCATCTTATTAAAAATACAGATGATAATGTAGGCATCATAGCACTAGAAGAGAATTGGTTAAGAACTGCTGACGGAATTGTATCTATTGAAGCTAACGACAGAATATATTTATCAGAGAAACGAAGTAAATATACTGATGAAGAACTGCATATTTTATTTGATAGTGCTATCCAAGAAGGTAGAGTATTTATTCATGCACATTTAGGAGCAACCGACATAGATGAAATCTTTTCTAAACTAAGATATATTATTGTAGGATGTGAATGTGATTGGGTAGTAGTAGACCATTTACACATGCTTGTTAATGTATTATCTGAAGGAGATGAAAGAAGAGGTATTGATATGCTTATGAATAGATTGCGTAGTCTTGTAGAAGAAACAGGTGTAGGCATGATATTAGTATCTCACTTGCGTAGAGCAGCAGGAGATAGAGGACACGAGAAAGGTATTGAAGTATCATTGTCACATCTTAAAGGCTCACAGGGTATTGCACAATTATCTGATTGTGTCATAGCATTAGAAAGAAATCAACAGGCAGAAAATCCTGATGAAGCTAACATAACTAAAGTCAGAGTATTGAAGTCTAGATATACTGGAGATACGGGAATGGCTTGTCATTTAAAATATGATATTGAAACAGGTAGACTGCATGAGGTATCAGAGGAGGAAACATTTAGTAATGAAGATGATTTTTGATATAGAAACAGATGATTTACATGCCACTAAAGTATGGTGTATTGTAGTCAAAGAAATAGAAGGAGACTTTTATAAGTTCGGACCTGATGAACTTGATGATGCTCTTAAACTATTAGCAAGTGCCGATACTTTAATAGGACATAACATTATAGGTTTTGATTTACCAGTATTAAAAAGATTATATGACTTTAAATATTCTGGTAAGATAATAGATACATTAGTTATGTCTAGATTATATAATCCTGTTAGAGAGAACGGACATAGTCTTAAAACTTGGGGTTATAGATTAGGTGTTCCTAAACAAGAACAACCAGAGTTTGATAACTATACACCAGAGATGTTAGATTATTGTCAACAAGATGTTAAACTTAATGAAGCAGTTTATCATTACTTAGTTAAAGAAGGTTCTGGTTTTAGTAAGAAATCATTTGATATAGAACAATTAACTGCTGCTATTATGCGTGAACAAGAAAACACAGGGTTTTATTTTAATAGTAAACAAGCTATGACTTTATTAGCAGAATTAAAACAAAACATGGCAGATGTAGAAGATGAAGTTCAGAAAACATTTAAACCTAAATGGGTAGATGATAAGTTAGTT